TTCGGGACGAAGAGGTCGTGGGTTCAAATCCCGCCACCCCGACAGCTAGGTAAGGCTCTTGAGGCCGTTTCCCCAGGTGGGAAGCGGCCTCAAGAGTTTTCTCCGCCAGGAGCCGGCGTTGCTCCGCATGGCTCTTCGTGGGGCAGCGTGGGCAGACCTGCCCCAGACTTGCCCCAGATCCGCCCCGGGGCGCCCCAGCCTGATCGGCCGTCACATCACTCCGGACCGCCGATCCCTCCGGGCGCGTAGTGGAGCCGACGTTTGATCATCCGCACCCGCCGGCTCTCCTCCTGGTCGAGGACGCAGCTGCCGCACATGGCCAGCGGGACCAGCCCGGAGTCCTCATCGCCCCGGCAGCCAACGACGGTGACGAAACGATTCTCCTTCTGGCACATGAAGCACGTGCCTGTGCCCCACTCGTAGTGGCCAAGGATCTCGGGCGGAGCAATGGCGTAGCTCACATCCCAAGACATCTCCGCGTTGGAGAGCCGGTACGGTCCCGGCTCTCCAACGCGCTCCTCAGACTCCCTGGCCTGCGGCCACGATTCCGTCTGGCCGGACGCGCTTCTCATGGATCCTCCGAATCGTGGCCACGAGTCGCACCAGGCGCGTCGGCCTCCGGACGTACACGTGCAACCGCCTGTCTAACCCCACCCCGGATCGATCACGACGGGCGCTCCTGCCGCGTCGAGCCCGCACGTCACCAGTGCGTGTCTGCGAGGGGCACAGCCGCCGCGTCCTCGGTGCTGGCCGCATCGACGACCGCCCAGTGCGTGTCGTCGGCCACGGCCGCCGTAGCGGTGGCCTGGCCGAAACCGACCAGCATGAAGGCGGCGGCAACGCCGGCCAGAAGAGAGGCGACGGCTTTCGATCTGACGTTCCCGAGCATGTAGGACCTCCTGTCGTGACCAGGACACTCCGGGTGACCCTGGCCGCTTTCCTCTACGGAACGTAAAGTTCACTGTGCAACGAGTGCGCATTCAAGCCATCACCCGGTAGGCATTTGCTTCACAAGCAAATGCCTACCGGAGGATTGGGGGGAAAGATGAGCGAACCGGACCACGGGAACGAAGCTGGACCGCTGTCAGACGCGGCGCTCCAGCTCTACGCGTCTCTCGCCGAGACCGAGCAGGAGATCCCTGAATCTCAGCGAGCCGCGCTCAAGGAACTACTTGACTACGGCCTCGCGCGTCCGGGGTATTTCCGTACGAACACCTGGGTAGCGGTTCCACCGTGGGACGCGGAGGCCGAACTCCTCGCGGCCGAACAGAACCGCATGGCGCTTTCCCTCGCACGCCTCCGGGAAGTCCCTCGAACCATGGTGAAGGCCGCTCAGGCATACGCCACGAGCGGGCTGCACATCAGCGGGCGCAGCTACATCATCGAGAGCCGCGAGAAGGTCAACAGCGAGATCGAAGCCGCGCTCAATAACGCCCAGTCAGAAATCACTACAGCCCAACCGGGAAGTCGCAGCCGGACTGCGATGTCGGTCGCCACACCACGGGACCAAGGACTGTTGCGTCGCGGCGTCACGTTGCGCACTCTGTACCACCCGAGTAGTCGCACGAATCCCTTCGTGCAGGAGTACGTAGAGGCGGTGGCCGAACTCGGCGGCGAGGTCCGCACCCTGGGTCTCGAATTTCCCAGAATGGTCCTGGTCGACAACTCGGCAGGCTTCGTCACCTTGAAACTTCCAGGAGCGCCAGAGCACGCGGCCCTGCATACAACCGACCCGGCTCACATTGCTTGGATGCGCAACGCCGTCTTCGACGCCTTCTGGCCGCTCGGCGAGGTGTGGGATCCGACGGCCCAAGCTCCGACGGTGGCGGCCGACGAGATCAAAGCGACCGTCCTCAAGCTCCTGTTGGACGGGCACACTCAGCGAGCCATCGAGCCGAAGGTGGGGCTAAGTCGATCCGGCCTGGACCGGGTCATCGCCGACCTCAAGGCGGACTACGGGGCGCAGAGCCTGTTCCAGCTCGGGGCGAAGTACCGGGAATCAGAGCTGTGTCGGCCGGCGTCCGACGAGTAGCCTGCTGGGGTTTCGCTTGCTCATGAAGATCCAAAAATGCTGAATATTTTCAGCCGACACATTGTCGCCCCGTGGTCAGGGTCGATCGGGTGCGCACCGTGCCTGACGACATCTCCTGGATCACTGGCTACCTCACCACTGTGGGGAGTCGGGTGCGGGCCGAGAGGATGCGCCAGAACCTCACCCAGGAGCGCGTCTTCCTCGCGGCCGGCGTCGATCGCCGGACGCTCCAGGCGATCGAGGCCGGGCAGGCAAACCCTTCCCTCGCCACCCTTCTGCGGATCGCCTATGTCCTGGACACCCCGCTCGTCGACCTGGTCGCCGGACCGGAGTGACCCGCCGCTGGCATCATGGGGGTATGCCGTGCGGCGGGTCGGGCCGCCCCTGCCGTCGGGGGCCGGTCAGGGACGGCGGCTTGCGCTGTTCCTCGGAGGAGGTCCCTCAGGGGCTCAACTGCCAGGAGTCGTCCGGTGTGTCCAGCCACGCCTGGTGGGTGCCGTCGGAGGTTACGGTCAGGCCGAGCCGGTCGTACCCGGGTTCGCCGCTCTCCTGCCACCAGCGCAGGGCCTGGACCACTTCCTCCCACAACGAGCGAGGGCCGGAGTGCCAGACGGTCGCTTCCGGTTCCCCTTCCCGGAACATCACGCAGGCCCAGGAGCGGTCGGTGAGCCCGTAGAACCAGACCGGCCGGGCGCCGTCCCGCTCGGTCGCGACCAGCCGGTAGCAGTCGCGCACGCGCAGTCCGGCCGCGAAGGTCCGGGCGTCGAACCGGCCTTCGCCGAGTAGCTCGGCCCCGGTCACGGACGTCGTCGAGCGGTCGGCGCCGGCGACTCCGTCGGGTACGTACGCCCGGTGCCCGGCGAACGTCCGGCGCTGGTCCCTGGCCTTCATGAACTCCACGGGGTCCGTGAAGGTCCCCGAGGCGCTGCGCCCGTCGTCGGCGACGACCAGGCGCGCGACGGCGTCCTCGTTGCTGTAGTCGGTGCCCCACGGAGCCACGATGAGGCCGCCGGGACGTGTCTGTCCCAGCCACGCGGCGGGGATGCGCCGCAGTCCGAAGGTCGCGGAAACCCGGTCGTACGGGGCGCCGTCGGGGTCTCCCCATGTGCCGTCGCCGGTGAGGACCTGGATGTCGCTCCCGAACCCGGCCAGCCGTCGGCGGGCGGTGGCCGCGACCTCGGGGTCGATCTCGATGCTCACGACGTTGTCCGGGCCGAGGCGGTGGGCCAGCAAGGCGGCCGTCCAGCCGGTTCCGGTGCCGGCCTCCAGCACACGATGCCCGTCCTCGATGCCGAGGTCGCGCAGCATGCGGAAGACGACCGAGGGCATGGAGGACGACGACGTGGGCACGCGCTGAGGGCCGTCGGCGGCGCCGTCGTCCCACTGCGTGACGATCGGACCGTCGCTGTCCGCGAACCTCTGCCACATCGCCGGAAGTTCACGTCGGTCCACGGTCACGGTGGTGCCGTCGTCCATGTCGAACGGCCACATGACGTCGGGCAGGAACGCGGCGCGCGGAACGGCCGCGAACGACGGGGCCCAGTCCGAGGACAGGGCCTTGCGCTCAAGAAGGGAGCGGCCCAGGTCGGACCGCCCCTCCGTCAAACCGGTCAGTGGCATGTCAGCCGATGAACCTGGCACCACCGTCGGGGGACGGTTCCTCGTCGGGGACCGGCCACGGCTCGCCCGGAAGGTTGTCGCCTCCCTCTCCTCCGCCGCCTCCGGTCATGGTGATGAGCGTGACGCGCATCTTCATCGAGTGGTCTCCTTCGCTCCGTTGTTCATTGTTTTCCGACCCGTCGTCGACGGGAAGGGCCCCTCCGAGGAGGAGGGGAGTGCGTGGTGCGACCCTGACCCTGCGGTCGCCATGGGGGTGCGTGTCAGTCCGGCGTCCGCGCCAGCACCAGGGCGAGGACGGGGGCGGTCACGGCCGTCACGTACACGAGCAGGCCGAGGATCGCTCTCATGCGGGAGCCCTCGCGGACCGGGCGTCGTGCTCCAGGCGGTCGAGGGTGATCGGCTCGACCTCGTGCAGGGAGATGACCTCGCGGGAGGCGTAGATCCAGCGCAGGCGCTGCTCGTCCTCGTACGGCACCTCGACCAGGTCGGCTGGATCGCTGATCAGGTCGAGGGTGTCCGGGTGGATGAGGGCCCCGGCGACGCCCCAGGCCGGGGCCCAGCCGACGAGGGCCGCGGTCCAGCCCCGGCGCAGGTGGGGGCACTGCTCGACGGCCTGGAGGGCGCAGGTCTCGTGCACGGGCGGGACGACGACCGTCTCGCCCTCCCGCAACGGGGGGCCTTCGCGGGCGACGACGACGAACAGGTGCCGCTCGTCCTCGCGGGTGCCGATGGTCGTGGTCCCGCACACCTGGCACAGCAGGTGCGTCATCGCGTGCCGCTGGCGCAGCGGGTGCAGGCCCGCGAAGTCCGGGCGCCCACGTCCCCGCAGCACCGACATCCGGACCCACAGGACGCCGTTGCGCCGGTCCGAGGGGTGCTCGTCCGCGTAGCCGAGCCGCTCCTCGGCGTCCCGGTTGACGTGCCGGACGAATCGGCTGGGCAGCGACTGCTCGCGGCTCCAGGTGGTCACCCAGGGCACCGGCATACCGCGCCAGACCAGTCGGGTGGGCGTCACGAGGGCCTCCCGGAGGCGGCGATGCCCCAGACCAGGGCGACGATCGTGGCGAGCAGGACGGCGAGGTAGGCGGCGGTGAGGAGCGTGCGCCGGCGTCGGGGCCCGCCTCGGCGGGCGTGAGTCGGGGTCATCGCGTGCTCGACCCAGCGGAGGAAGAATCACCGGAGAGTTTCTCGTGGTGGTAGACCAGGGAGGTGACCGAGAGCGCGAGGCCATCGACCCGCTCCGCCTCTCCCTTCAGGCCGTCGGCCTCGCGGCGGCTCATCCGCTTGCGGGCCTCCACCACGGCGGCCAGAGCCATCGTCGCCTCGGTGTCGCCCGGGTCCCGGTCCCTCGCCAACTTCTCGATCTCCGGCACCAGGCGGTCGAGGCAGGCAGCGAACTCGCGGCCGAACTCCGCCACTTCGCCGTGACGGAGCAACGTCTCCTGCGAGCGGTACCACGTGGCAGCCGCGCAGACCGTACCGAGCGACGGCAACTCGGCGCTCGTCGCGGGCGGGGCCGCGGTGACCGTGCCGTGCCGGTTCACCGCGAAGGCCGGAGTGCCCGAGCTGATGGGCGGGGGCTGTCCTTCAGGGGTAGTACTGTGCGCCATGTTGACGCTCCTTCGTAGCGTCGGCCATGCCCCGGGGCCGCCTCTAACCGGCCGCCGGGGTCCGTTAATGGCCGAGGGCGGATTACGGTGCAGGGGTTGGGCGGCGGTCCCAGAGGGGCACGACAAAGGCGTTGTGGGTGGCCAGCCACGTGTCGAGGTGGGTCTGCTCAAGATCGCGCAGACCGCACATGCGGCGCATCGGGGTGACGATTCCCTGAACCTCCCCCCTCTCGATCAAGGTCTGGAGGCGCAGCCACTGAGGACGGTCGCCGAGAGCGGTGCCGATGCTCTGCCGGTCAATCAGCTCGCAAGTGATGACCCAATCCCGAGCTTCCGAGTACTGCCGCAGATCGGTGAGCACCTTCTCCTCACCGCTGCCGAGCTGGGCCGCGAACTCGCCGCCCGGGAGACAGGCGTACAGGGCGACTTTGGTGCGCTCGATTCGTCCGCTCGCGGCGTCCACGAGTTGCCTGCGCCGGCTGCGGTCTCCAGGTGTCCTCTGCATACGGTGACTGTCTCGCCACAGAGAGCTGAGATGAAGAAGCGCCCCGTACGACTCCGCGGACCCTCAGGTCACGGAGTCGTACGGGGCGTTGGTCTGCGAGCTGGCCAGTCGGCTCAACTCGCATGACATGTAGGAGTAGTTCAGGCTGGTTGGCCCAACGCTCGTACGTCTCGTACGAGTTACAGAGCCGTCTTGGCGGTAGCGGGGAGGAAACCACTGGCCCCGGCCGCGCTGACGCCGACCAACTCCGAGACCCTGCGCAACCGCGCGGTGGACGCCTTCCCCACCTTCTGCAAGATCACGCTGGGCAACGCCTGATGACGCCCCCAACCGGGTGCGTCCGTCAGCGTCTCCTCCAGCACATCCAGTGCCGAGTCCCACATCTTCGCGTCCGCGTAGGCCATCGCTTGATCCATCGCGTACCGATGACGGGCCGCGCCCGAGAGCGCTTCGAGGTCGCCCTCGTGGACGTCGCGCATCAGCGTCAGCGCCTTGCCCGTGTTGCCGAGCGCCACGTTGATGCCGATCGCCTGAGTCGTCGCGGAGACCGGGCCGAAGAGCGTCCCGTGCGCCCGGTGCTCTTCGCCCAGGCGGGCCCCAGCCGCGTGCGACTGGCTCAGGTAGTCGGCCGCCCGCTCCTTGTTGCCCATCCGGCTCGCCACGACCGCGGCGAAGTTCACGTGGGAGCCGTACGCGACCAACGACGAGGGGGTAGCCGTAGAGAACCGGGGCTCGATGTCGGTGGCCGCCTTCTCCGCCAGGCGCAACGCCTCCTCCAGCCGGGCGTCACGCAGATAAACCCACGCGCGCCCGGACATGACCAGCGCCTGGCGCAAGTCGTCCGCGCCGGCCTGCGCCGCCGCTTGGGCCTGGCCGATCGCCGCGTACGCGAGATCCCGGAAGCTCATCAAGTTGGCCACATACCCAGCCAGCCTGTACGCATCCGACAACATGCCCCATGCCTCAGCCTGTTCCCCGACGGGCTGGTCCCGCAGCCGCGCCCCTGCGGCGGCGATGAACTCGGTCGCGAGGGCCCCCGCCTCCACATAGTTGCCCGCCCAGTAGATCTCCCAGCACCTGGTGCTGACGTCGTGGAGTTCCTGGAGGGACGGAGCTTCCACCGTGTCGGGCAGGATTCCCGCCGCCGTGTCGTGCACAGCGCGAGAGAGGGAGATCATCACGGTCCGGTCCGCGTGCTCCATGGCACGGCGCGGGGTTTGCTGGCCGAGGATCACAGACGTGTCGACCTTCAACGCCTCAGCGATCTTCATGAGGGTCGGAAGGGTCAGCCGCTTGTCCTGTTCCGCCTGCTGGATGGTGGGCACCGAAAGCCCGGTCATCTCTGCGAGGTCGGTCTGTCGGATCTCCCGGCCGCGCAGAATCTTGATGCGCTCGCCGGTCGAGTAGTCGCTCCATCGGGGCATACTGGCCTCCTGTTCCTAAGCGTCCACTTGGAACAGTACGCCCGCGAGTTGCTGGCGTACGGAGTAAGGCCCTTACGGATCACTTTCGTGAGGGCCTTCGCCCTTTCCTGGCTTTCCGCGACCAGCGGGCCGCACCGTTGAACCATCCCCGTCATACCGTCCGGCTCCGGGTACGACGAAACGGCCCTGCCCTCCCAGAGGAGAGCAGGGCTGCGAGTTACTGGCTGAGGGCTTGCCACACCGTCACCGCGAGCGCGGCCACGGTGGTGAGCGCAGCGACCGACGCCAGGGGCCAACGGGCCCGCTCCAGTGCGTCGAGGCGCTTCTCGTGATCGTCGAGCGCCTTGTCGGTCTGGTCGCTGCGCTGTACTAGGAGCGCGAGTTGCCCGTCGACGCGGGCGAACCCTGCTTCGACGGTTCCCCGTAGCCGCTCCAGTTCGAGGGCGACGTCCCCCGACTCGGGGCTCACTCTCTGCTCCGTACGGTCTCCGTCACCCCGGGCCCGGTGGTGCCGCCGCTGGTGGCTATCGCGGTGAGGAGCGCGAGGATCGCGGCGAGCGCGCCGACGGAGAGGGCCTGGGCCCAGTCGACGTCGAGGACGCCGAGCTGGTCGCTGCCGATGAGGGCGAGGACGGCCTGGGCGAAGGTGCGGATCATCCGCTCCAGGGTCGCGGTCCAGAACGCTGCTGTGGTCATGAGGTTGCCTTTCCGTACGCGAGGGTGAACAGGTGAGCCCAGCCGCGTGGGCCGATCGCCGGGTCGCTGGAGACGCCCTTGGCCCGGAACTGGGTGTGGGTGTTGTGGAACGCGATGACGGCCGCGCGGGTCTGCGGCCCGTACATCGCCGACTCCGGGACCGATGCCGCCATGAACCCCGCCGCCTTGAGCGCGCGCTGGAGCGGTACGGCGGAGGGCGTGGACTTGCCGGGGGCGAGTCCGGCGGGGAACGCCGGCGGGACGTACGACGTGCTGCCCTGGGCCCACGCTCGCAGCGCGGCCGGGGCCATGTAGGCGATGGACCGGTCGATCGGGCTGGAGGTGAACTGCCAGATGGTGACCGGCGTACGGCTGGAGGGGTTGGGCCGCGTGGCAGCCTCGGCCCTGGCGTACGACGCCTCGCCCCATGGGTACCTCGGGAACCACAGCGGCAGGCCGGTCGGAACGTGTCCGGCGGCGAGGTCGTCGGCCGAGGTATAGATCCCGACCTTCTGGCCCGGGAACGCCTTCTGCACCGCCGTGACCCAGGTCGACACCCACGCCTTGATCTGCGCAGCCGAGCGGCCCTTGTAGTTGCGGCCGTCGCTGTAGCGCTCCAGGTCGAGCCAGTGCAGGAACCCGTTCTCCGCGTACGGCTTCACGGCGCCGATGTAGTTCGCGGCCTCCCTCGCGGCGTCCTGGTTGGGCCACGCGAAGTGGTAGGCGCCGGCGACCAGCCCGGCCTTCTTGATGGCGGCGATGTGGCTGTCGAACCGGCTGTCCCTGGAGCGTTCGCCCTCGGACGCCTTGGCGAAGGCGAAGGCGACGCCCTCGCGCTTGTGCTTCGCCCAGTCCTGGGTGCCCTGGTACGAGGAGACGTCGATGCCTCTGGAGGTGGCCGTGCTCATCGCGGGGTCCCTTCGGTCAGGGCCGCCGTCCAGGCGGCGAGGCCCGCGGCTGTCCAGGCGCGCTGGGTCTGCTCGGCGAGGTCGCCCCACGGAGGCAAGGGGTACCCGTCGTGGGTGAGTCCGCCGGTGGCCCCGCCGTACGCGGCGTAGGTGCGTTGGCCGAGGTCCGACGGGATGGGGTGCTGTGCCATGGGTGAGATCCTCCAGACATGCGGAAACCCCGCGCCGGTCCGGCTGCGGGGCGAGGGGTGAGAGGTGTACCGGGGGTCAGGTCTCGCGCCAGCCGGTCTTGTAGTCGGCGTCGGTCTGCTCGGCGAGGAAGTTGCGCAGGCCGTTGCCGCCGCCAGCGGCGATGACCCATCCCCCGGAGGGAACGTGGCGCTGGGAGCCGAGGAACGCGACGACCAACTCGGCCCCGTCGTCGCTGACGAGGTCGACCGAGCCGCACAGCCATTCGAGGACGGCGGGGCCGTTGTTGCCGGTGTACTGCATGGATTCGTAGCGGGGTACCACGATGGGCACGGGGTCTCCGATCAGCCGAGGACGAGAGGTCAGGGGCATCCTTCGAGCTGGATGGACCGGTGATCGATGATCGCGGTCGAGGCCCCGCTGACGCGATGCTTGGTGGTGACGGTGAGGGTCTCGCCAGGGGTGAGTCCGGACAGCCGGTAGCGCAGGCTGAGGGACAAGTTGGTGACGTTGTTCCCGCTCCAGATCAACGCGGCGTTGTCGTTCGGGGTGTACACGCTGCCGGAGATCGACCCTGTTCCCTGCCACGAGGTGATGGTGTTGGTCGTGCTGGAGTTGCGTTGGGTGGTGCGCAGGTTCACCCACACCATGCCGGAGGCGGGGACGAGGACCGACGCGCTGAAGGGGCCGCCGCTCGCGTCGGCGTAGGTGGTGGAGGTGGTGGTGCGGCCTGCGGTGGTGTCCTCGTTCTGGGCGCTTTCGACGGCCAGGCGGCCGGTGGTGATCGTCATTCCGGCGCGCCAGTGGGTCATCCCGGGGCCTCCTTTCTAGAGGCCGGCCACGGCGGGCCGGGCGAGTTGGACGGCCGTGCTCGCGGACTGCTTCTTGATCACGCCGTTGACCGACCGGATGACCGTCATGGTCTGCGGGCTGGTCGCGCCGGTGATCGCGGTCACGGTCATGACCTCGCCCTGGACGCGGATCTCGAAGGGGAAGTCGGCTGCGTGCTGCGCCGAGTTGGCCCAGGGCTGCCCGGTGGGGGTGACGACGGTCAGGCTGGTCGCGGTCGCGTCGGCATCCGCCGCGAGTTGGGAGCCGTCGGTGTCGGCTTTGCTGGGGCCGCGCCCGGTGAAGGACAGGTTGTCGATGTAGGCGGTGTCCTCGCCGGCGCTCGCGCTGTTGTCCTTGACGTAGCGGAAGGTGACGGTGGACGCGCCCGCGACGGGAATGATGGCCTGGGCCCACGGGGCCTCGCCCTGGGCGCTCAGCACCTGCGCGGAGTCCACGAGCACCAGGAGGCGGTCGCCGACGAACCCCGGGCCGGCCGGCTCGCTGCTGGTGCGGTACCACACGCGCATCTCCGTCGCCCAGACCGGCACCGTGAACACGGCGTCGGAGGTCTGGTTGTTGGTGATCGCCCCGGCTCTGAGGCTCCAGCTCCCGGTGTGGGACCGGAGGTTGGTGCGGGTCCAGGGGAGGGTGCCGCCGTTGGCGTACGGGATCTCGTAGACGGTGTCCTCGAAGTCCTCCCAGGCGGGCATCATGCCGACAGCGGCGTAGGGGCCGTAGGGGGTGCAGGTGAGGGTGAGGTCGAAGACGCCCTCGCCGTGAACCTCCTTGGTACCTCGGACGAGGAGGTCGAACCCGTCGGGCCCGTAGCGGCGGGGGGTGTTGACGACCTGGACGCGGGAGCCTTCGCGCAGGGTGAGGACGGTGTCGAGGAGGTTGTGCAGGCGGGAGTTGGCCATCTTGAGGGTGATGCCGGCGACCCTCATGCGGTCCCAGGTCCCGAGGTGCAGGCGCCAGCCCGCCTGGTCGGGGAGCTGGTCGTCGCGGCTCACGATGACCTCGGGGGCGATGTCCTGGACGCCCACGCCGTCGGGGAACGGCCTCGTGGACTGACGGCCGGCGGTGAGTTCGGCGGTGGCCTCCGAGCCGTCCCGGCGTTTCGCGGTGACCTTGTTCGCGAAACCCAGTCCGTCGTCCTTCGGCTGGAACGGCGCGAACACCAGGCCCGACGCGTAGTCGAGGACGAGGTCAACGGGCTTGTGGTAGAGCGTTTCGTGGCCGAGGTAGGCCAGGCCCACCCGGTCACGGGTCTCGACGAGGAGCCCGGTGTCGGTGTCGGCGGCGGCCTGGACCAGGTTCATGACGGGGGCCTGGTAGTACGGGCCGAGGGGAATGGCGGCGGGGCCGGTGACGTCCAGGGCGAGCCCCTGGTCGCAGGCGAGGGAGGACAGCCACGCGCGCGCCGTCAGGCCCGGCACGCCGAGTTCGCTGACCTGCCGCTGCCCGGATCCGATCCAGGAGTAGCTGGTCGTACCGACGACGCCCCACACCGAGACGTGGCCGATGCCCATGCCCTGGACACCCGCGCCGAAGACCGTGTTGATGCTGCGGACGCGGTCGGCGGCGAGGGCGAGCGGGCCGATCGTGGCAAACCGGAACGGCCCGTCGGGGTCGTGGAGCGCGAGGCCGAACACGAGCTGCGCGCCCGACGGCTCGCAGTACAGCCGGATCTGCTGCCACCGGTCGAGGAACCCGGGCCGGCCGATCGCCTTGATGGCGTCGTGGGAGAGGAAGTTGCTGCCGAGGCTGGTGCCGTCGGTGCCGGTGGCGTCCAGGACAAGGGTGCGGTTGCCACCCGACAACTGCGCGGACAGGGTCAACGTCGCCGTGCCCGTGGACCACTTCAGGATCTCGTGCTTCGCGGCGTCGGTGGGGAACCCCGACGTCGTGAGCTTGACCATGATGTAGACGGCCCAGTAGCCGGTGGGGATGCCGGGGATGCCGGTGGAGCGCAGGGTCCCGCCGGCCTGGACGGTCGGCAGGGCGCCGCTGCCGACGAGGGTGTTCTCGCGGGCGAAGTCCAGGCCCGCGGCGCGCAGTGGTCCGGCGGTGGAGCCCTCGCCGACCTGGGCGATGTAGGTATCGCCCTGCGCGCCCTCCTCCATGGCCCAGTACGCCTGCGCGCCGTAGAGGGAGATCCGGCGGCGCATCGCGCTGGCGATGGTCTTCTGGGGGCCGTCGTAGCGGCGCAGGACGCCGGTGACGTCGAGGTCGAGGTAGCCGTCGCCGTTCTCGTCCTCGTACGGCTCGATGTTGTCGACCTCGCCCACCAGGCGGACGGCTCCGGCGTCCGCGGTGAGGGGACGTACCTGGAGGTCGCCGAACGACAGCGTTGCCGGGGTAACCGTGTTGTCGCCCTGGATGCTCGTGCGGAAGCCGACCTCGCCGGTGGTGTAGCCGGTGTCATGGAGCTGGGCGTGCCAGTGGTCGGGCTCGGGGGTGCCGTCGGCCCAGACCCGCATCCTCAGTTCGGGGCCCTCGCAGCGCACCCGTACGCGCAGGCGGGTGCCCGCGCCGTAGGTGAGGCCGGGGATCTGCTGGAAGGCGGTAGCCGCAGACGCGGACTCGTTGGCGATGTTCGCTGCCACCCGTAGTCCCGCACCGGAAGGGAGCCCGGTGGTGGGCAGCAGCCACACGTTGCACAGGTACGCCGTGACGACGCCCGGGGTGACCCGGGCGAGGAAGGTGGCGAGTATCCCTTCCTCCGTGTTGTTGTCCTGGGGCAGGACGCTGGTCGCGACGGTGTACGTGGCCTCGAAGTCGCCGAGAGGCAGACCGCTGGTGATGATGAGGCGGCTGGCGTTCTTCGTGCTGGTGGTGATCCGCCCCTCCCCGCCGGACACGGAGAACTCGGCAGGGGGCGGGGAGCTGCCGAAGGGGTCCCAGATCACCCACGGGACGCCGCTCGTCGAGATTCCCCAGCCGTTGGCGGCCGTACGGTCGAACGCGTCGACCATGACGGGGGCCGGGGTGTCGGGGACGTCGCCGACGCGGAACCGGAACGATGTCCCGCGCCCCCACCGGTCGTGCAGGTCCCCTTCGGCGTTGTAGGGGCTGAGGGCGCCGTCGGGGTCGTTGACCCGCACGCTCGCGGTGCCGGGGCGGGCGGTGCTGCTCTCGGTGCCGTAGCCGCGGGTGATGGAGATGCGGGTGGACTCCCGCAGCGGGAGCTCCACCCACCGGCCATCGATGAGGACCTCGCCGATCCGCTCCAGCGGCCACGACACCATGCGCTTCTACCCTTCTGCGAGCTGGACGATCGAGCCCCCGCCCTTGGTGCGGGTGATCTGCTGGAGGAACGCCACGAACGCGTCGTCGGCACCCTCGAACAGGAGAGTGAACCGGGCTTCCAGGGGCTGGATGCGGCGCGTGGACGCGGCCGATGTGGGCTGGTTGATGAGCTGCTCCAGCCGGGACAGCGGCAGGACCGCTTCGTCCTCGCGGCCCTCGCCGATCATCGCGAGCGTCGGGCCGGTGGTGATCCCGCCCTTGGCGAGGAACGGAATGTTGGGGGTGCTGAGGGTCAGTGAGGGGATGCTGATCCCCATGATCGAGCCCCCGCCGATCGTGAACGACAACCGGTTCCAGCCGCCGATGATCGCGTTGACGGCGTTGCGGAACGACGACGTGATCCCGTTCCACATGCCTCGGGCGGCGCTGGAGATCCGGCCCGGCATCGCCCGGAAGAAGTTCACGATCGAGTTTCCGTGGCGGGTGATCACAAGGACCGCGAGCCCGATCGGCCCGGTCAGGATCGCCAGCAGCAGCGGCCAGTTGCCCTTGATCCAGTTCCACACCGTGGTGATCGCGCCGGAGATCGCCCGCCAGGCGCCGATCCAGAAGTTGCGGAAGGTCTCGCTCTTCTTCCACAGCACCACGATCGCGGCGACGACCGCGACGACCGCAATCACGATCCAGGTGAGCGGGTTGGCGAGGAACGCGGAGTTGAGGGCCCACTGAGCTGCTGCCGCGACCGCAAGGGCGGCGGCCAGCGCGAGGACGACCGGCACCAGGACCTGGACGGCGCCGGGGTGCTCCTTCATGAACCCGGCGACCGCGTTCAGGACGGGCAGCAGGGTCTGCCCCAGGGTCGTGGTGAGCGTGCGCATCACGCTGTCCCACTGCTGCGCGGGGGACGCCTCCATCGCCGCGTTCGCGGCGGCTGCGGCTCCCGAGACGTTGCCGAGTTCGTTGCCTGCCGTCGCGGTGGCGGGGTTCATGGCGAGCAGGGCTGTGGTGGCCTCGCCTGCCATGTCGCCGAACAGGGCGACCCCCAGCTCGGCCTGCTTGGCAGGGTCCTTCACTCCTCGCAGAGCATCCAGGGTGAGGGCCAGCGCGTCCGCAGCCGGTTTGCCGCCCTCGTGGATGTCGGACAGCATCGTGTCCGCGTTCAGGCCCAGTGCTTTGAAGCCGTCCGCGGCACGGGCGCTTTCCTCGCTGGTGATGCGCGCGAACTCGTGCAGTACGTCACCGGCCTGGTCGATGTCGCGGCCGCCGGCCTGCACGAACTGCGACATCATGCCGAACGAGGTCTGCGCGTCCAGACCGATCTGCTTGAGGTGCTTGCCGTACTCGGCAACCACTTCGGGGATGTCCCCGCGCATCGCCTCGGGGAACTGGCGGGCCGCGACCGTCAGGACGTCGAACGCCTCCGTGGCGTTGTCGGCCAGACCTTGCTTGACCAGTTGCCCCGCCGCCTTGGCGGAGTCGCCGACGTCGACCTGGAGCCGGTCGGCGAGCCGCAGCGCCGACTTCGACATCTCCTCGAACTCGGCGTCGGTGAAGTCACCCAGCTCGCCGAAGGAGGACACCACAGCGCCCAGAGCGTCCCCGACGGCTCCGATCGACTCGCCCCAGCCTGCGGAGAACACTTCCCCGGAGATCCGGCCGGCCCGCGCGGCCTCCTCCTCCGTGAGGCCCAGTTGATCTGCCAGCCGGGTCTGTACCGAGGAGATGTCCATCGCCGCTTCCAGGCCGGTGACGAACATCGCGCCCAGGCCCGCGGCCGCGACCCCGCCGGCTGCCGCGAGGCCGTCGAGGCGGCCGGTGATCCCGTCGGCACCGCGCTCGACCTCGCCCTCGGCGTCGGACATGTCGACGCCGAGCCGTACGAGGATCTCGTCCAGGACCGTCACCGCACCCCCCCCCTTTCCGGGTGGGGCACGGGCCCCGTTCATGTCATGTCTGGCCGTCGGCCTTGCGGCGCCGCCGGCGTCGGGAGACTTTCTCGGCCCGCTCGGCGCCCTCGTAGTGGGCGCGCATCTGCTCCAGGACCGCCCGCAGTTCACGGCCCGTACGGCGCGGGCGCGCGGCACGCGACCACACCATGAGGTGATCCTTCAGGCGGGGGCGGCGCCCCTTCTTCATGTGCGGGGCCGCGACGTCCATCCCCAGGCGTGCCGCGACGATGTCGAGGCGCTGGGGAGTGATGGGGCCGTAGAGGTTCTGGTACGCGACCAGGTGCACGAGGTGTTCCTCGCGGAACTGCTCCATCACCTGATCCGGGCTCAGCCGGAAGGCGACGGACAGGTCGTAGAGGAGCCTCAACTCTGGTCGCGTGCGGAGTTTCCCTCGGCGTCCTTGACCTTCTGCTGGAAGTCCCGGTCCTCGCCGGACAGATGACGGACCAACTTGAACAAGCCGTCCACGGTCCCCTGCGACTTCTTCGACAGGATCGAGATCCCCTCGCGCAGATCCGGGAAGACGAGGGTGTCCGTGCCGGGCTCGTACAGTGCCTTGGCGACGACCTCCGCCCGGTTGGACCGTACGTGCATCTCGGCGCCGCCCTTGCCCTCCTGGATGTGCAGGCGGCTCAGCTTGTTCTGATACGCCTCCCAGTCCCCCGACGGCAGGCCGTGGACGTCGACGGTGATGTCCCACTCGGGGATGTCGACGTCCTCCTGGCGCTGGATGTCCTGGGCGGCGCGGATCCGCTCCCTCAGGCTGCTCATGGTGGGGTGGTCCTCTCGGGTCAGGGCGCGTAGTCGAAGACGGGCTTGCCCGAGATCTTGAAGGTGACCTCGCGCTCCATCTTGTCCTCGACGGGGTAGGTGTCGCTGAGGTCGGTGATCAGCGCGCGGAAGGTGACGGCGAGTTCGTCGTCCTCGCCGGGCAGCACGACGATCTGGTAGGAGCGGAGATCGATCTCCTCGAAGTCGTCGTCGAGGGCCTGGTGGCTGAGGTCGCCGGGGTCGAAGTTGATCGTGGCGCTGACCTCGCCTCCGTCCTTGAGTCCCTTGACGAACTCCCGGTAGCGGTCGGGGCTGTTGTGGGCGGTGACCTCGATCGCCTCGCGGGAGCGGCCGGGGCCGTCGATGTCGCCGACGTTGGCGATGAGCTGGAAACCACCGGCGCCGGTGGCGTCGCGCTTGAGCTGGGTACCGAAGGCGTCGATGCCGGGCACGGGTCCTCCTACGGGGTCGGGGCGGTCTCGCTGCCGATGCGGAACGTCATCGGCAGGTGGTGCAGATCGCCCGGGGGTTCGGGGTCGACGAGGGTCTGCATGGACACGAACCGCGTCCACGTCCAGCGGTGGCCGTCGATGGTGAGCCTGGTGTGGTCCAGGATCTGGCGCAGGAGGGTGGCGATCTGGAGGCCCTGCGCGAAGCCTCGGTACCTGGACCAGATGTGCAGGGTCTGGAGGACCTCCGAGCCGAAGCGGTCGTGCGCGTTGGCGGGCGTCTCGAAGCTGTCGCCGAGGTGGATGTATGGGTAGGGCTGGTTCTCGGGGACCCAGTCCAGGACGCCGGTGACCAGGCCCGTCAGGTGGCTGTCGGCCGTCAGTGCTGCGCGGACGGCGTCGCGGGTGGCCAGGGCGGCCAGGTCTGCGGGGGTGCTCACAGCTGCCTCCGTACCTCGTCGCGCAGCCGGGCCACAAACTCCCGCCCGGCGCGTTCCAGGGCGGGGATGAGGGTGGGGTTGGCCGGCACGTGCCGGGTGCCGCGTTCGTGGAAGACGGAGTACAGGTCGTCCTGGTCGCGCCAGCCGACCGACACCTGGAGGCCGTCCTTCTCGTAGGTGGGCTTGGTGCTGGTGCGCAGGTTGCCGGAGTCCACTCGCACGTTGCGGCGGACGTCCGCCGTCATGGCGTCGCCCGCGTTGCCGATCTCCGTGCGGGCGGCTGCCTTCAGCGCGGGGACGATCTCGGCCAACCGCTCGTGCAGCCGGTTCAGGCCGATGATCTCGACGCGGGCCCGTCGGCGTCGTGCCACCGGTTCACCTCTTCCCGAGTTGGCGGCGGATCTCGTGCAGTTCGCCGGCGATGGCCAGCAGCGCCCAGGCCATCGCGCTCGGCACGTCCACGTCGCGCTCGCCCGAGCCGAGGTGTTCCTCCGCCCGTACGCGGCACTCGCGCGGTTCGGACTGCGGCGTCCGGGGCCGTTGCGGGGTGGCCATCAGGAGCCGAGTTCGAACGGGCGGACAGTGACGGTGGTGACGGCGCTGTAGGCGATCGCCGCGCGGCCGATGGCGCCTCGGAACACGTTGCTGAGCGGGATGATCGCGGCCTTACCGGCGGCGATGGTGTAGACGGGATCGGCGACGGCGAGGCCGGACACCGTCCCCGGGGTGGTGAGCGTGACAGTGATCGACGCGCCTGCACCGTTGTTGACGTACAGGAAGCGGCCGGGGCCGACCTGGGCTGTGTCGCCGCCGGCCGCTGCGGCGGTGGCTGCCGCTGCGATGTCTACAACGCCCGTGGCCACGGTGATTTTGGTGGTGGTGAGGTCAGCCATCGGACGGCTCCCCTTCGGTCTGGATCAGTTCGGCGAGCGCTTTGGAGTAGACGGGCGTGGACGGCTGGACCACCGACTGCACGCGGAACCGCTGTGCGGTGCCGAGGGCGTCGGTGCCGGTCAGCTCGTCGCCGCGGCGGACGTCGGCGCGCGGCAGGAGGTAGATGTCGTGGGAGTGGCGGGAGTTGGTGGATGCGGCGATGGCCCGTTCGCCGACCGAGGGCTGGTCGACCTTGGCCCGTACCGTGCCCGCCTCGACCAGGTGCGTGGTCTTGCCGCCGTGCCCGTCGTCGGTGTCCTGCGGCCGGTGCACGGTGAGCAGGCGGTTGAGGTAGCGGCCGATGCCGGGGCGGCCCCTCACCGGAACGTCGCCATCGTCGTGCCGCCGCCGAAGCGGGCGGCGAGCCGCTCACGCAGGTAGCCGGGCAGTTCCATGCTGGTGATCAGCCCTTCGCCGCCGTAGGTGACGGAGTAGTCCCCGATCCGCTCGGAGCGGACGTCCGCGGCGGCCAGGCCGGCGCTTTCGGGGTCGGCCCGGTAGTCGGACAGTGCTGTCCCGGTGATGCGGCACACGAGGTCGACGATGTCCGCGGGCACCGGGTCCAGGCCGTGGGTCTGGGTGACCTCGACCTCGGAGGGTGCCCAGCCGGGCGACCAGCCGCACGCGCGCCACAGGCGGCCTGCGCGCAGCTGCCAGTCGGTGACCACCTGTCCGTCGAGGGTGACCGCCGAGACGGCGGTGACCGGCTGTCCGGGCAGGGTCAGCCACTCGGCGGCCGGTCCTTCGAGGGCAACGGTGGACGTCGTCTTCGAGATGGGGACTCCGGCGGCGTCCCGTACGGCGGTCGAGGCGACGGTCAGGTAGGTCTCGGCGACCGTGGTCTCCTCGGCGGTCACGGTGAGTCCGCGAGCGGCGAGGTCGGCCACGGTCGCCAGAGCGGCGAGCGTCATCAGCGCCTCCCCCTTCTGCGGCCTTAGGAGAACAGGGCGATCAGGTCGTCCCTGGTGTACGCCTCGGCGTCCTCGCGGGACATGCGGCCCGACGTGACGGTGAAGTCGATCCACTCGGCCTTGTCGGCGTCCGGGGCCGGGCGGCCGTCGCCGCCCGTGCGCGCGGGGGCGGGGTGCTCGGGCAGCTCCTGGAGCTGCGTCTTGGTCATCGCCTCGGCGTCCGCCTCGGGGAGGGCGTGCACGGCCATGGCCCACAGCACCCAGTCGTCCTTGCCCGCACGGGCGCCTGGGCGTGGGACGCGGCCCTGCGTCAGGGAGCTGCCCTGCGTGGCGGTGGGCCGCGGGGTCGGGGCGCCGTAGTAGGGGGAGCCGTCGGAGTGCACGCGGACCAGTTGGCCTCGTTCGTAGCGCTCGGCGATGCCCTCGGGCAGGGGCAGGTCCATCGCGATGACGGCGCCGCCCTCGCCGCGTACGTAGATCGTCTCGGCCATGTCAGGTGTTCCTCGGGATCTTGAAGGCGGTGACGGTCATCGCGACGGAGGTCTCCACGATCAGCGACCCGTCGTTCTGCACGAACCGGCCGGACTCCACCGGGCCGATCCACTGGACGGCGCCGTTGGCGACGTTGACCGTGAGGCTGCCCTGTCCGGCGGCGACGGCCACCGGCAGAGCACCGGCCAGGAGCGTCGCCGTACCGGCCCCGCCGGAGGCGTTCGACACCCGCAGCACGGTCAGCTCCGGGAAGGAGTTGGCGATCTGGCCGCCGTTGCCCGCGCCGGAGGCGAGCGCGGTACCGGCCGGGTCGGCGAGAGCGGCGTTGGGCAGGAGATTGCTGTACGGGACAGCGGTGCGTGCCATCTGTCATGTCTCCGATCAGGCGGCGGGGTTGATGAACGCGGCGGCGAGGTGGTCGGGGCGGATGACCTTCGCTCCGTACAGGGCCAGGCCCTTGACGGCGTCGCTGAAGGACGACTCGGGGCGGTACGCCTCGGTCTTGTTGATCTGCTCCGCGAAGGTGACGGCAGCGTTCACACCGGCCTGGACGACGGTGGTGTCACCGGTCGGGACGGGGCAGTTGTTCGACTCGTAGATGTCGAAGTTGGCGGCCCGGCCGACGAGGCCGTTACGCAGACCGGCGTCGGTGCCGGCCTCGTCGGACTTGATGAACCGGGAGTCCAGCAGCAGCGAGGCGTAGAACTCCGGCGGGACGATCACGTACCGGCCGGCGCTGGGCACGTTCGCCTTCGTCAGCTTGGTGCGCAGCGGGACGAGGACCTTGTCGTAGGCGTCGGTCGGCGTGGTGTAGGTGTCGATCGGCGCACCCACCGCGTTGAGGAAGTTCCCGGCGGCGATTTGCGTGTACAGGCCGGCCACGTACTGGTCGATGGTGTCGGCCAGGCCGTACGCGGCCTCGCTCATCGCCTGCGGGATCAGGTTGGACTTGGCCTGCCGTTTGTCGACGTCGTCGATGGAGAACGCCCAGTACTTCGACTGGTCGACGAGGAGGGTGCGCTGTCCGGTGGTGAGCTTCTCCGGCGTGATGGTGGTCGAGCCGGGCACGTAGTTGCCGATCGCCGGCCTGGACACCGAGGTGATGCGGACGGTGTCGCCCGCCTCGCTGATGTCGCCCTCGTAGTCGCGGTTGACGACGTTCGGCGCCGCGTAGACGAGGGCCTTGCGGGTCGCGACGAGGAGCCGCGAGCTCCAGATTTCGGGAACGAAGTTCCGCACGGTCATGGGTGTGCCTCCTGGCTACTTGCCGCCCATGAGGTCGTCGAGGCGTCCGTCGATGCGGGCCTGTTCGATGGCCTCGGGGGTCATGGATTTCAGGTCTGCTCGGCTGAGCTGCTTGGGCCGGGACGCCTTGCGCGCCGCTCCGCCGTCGCCGGTGCCCTGGAACCTCTTGGCCGTTGCGGCTGCCAGGTAGGGCTTGTTCTTGAGGAGATCGGTGATGGCCTCCTCGATCTCCTCGGGGTCGATCTCGCCGTCCTCGCCCACCTCGAACTGGTCGAGGTCGAGGAACGTGAGCGCGTCCTTGGGGTCATTGAGACGGCCCTTGGCCGCGGCGCGGACCTCGGCGCGCAGGATGCGCCCGTTGGCCTTCGTGAGGGCGTCGGACTCCGCCTTGCGGCGTACCTGCTCGGCATCGTCCGCGCCGTCCTTGTCCGCGATCTGCTGCTCCAGCTCACGGCGCTTGTCCCGCTCGGTGCGCCACTTGCCCTTCATGGAGGCCAGCGCCCGCTTGCCCTTGTCGCCGAGTTGGTCGGCGCCGTCCGGATCGGCGTCGTCGTCCTGGCCGTCGCCGCCGTCCGCGTTCCGGCCGTCGCCGTCGTCGTCCTGGCCGTCGTCGACGTCGGCGGTGTCGTCGTCCTCGGCGTCGTCCTGGCCGTCACTGCCGCCGGCGTAGAACACCGGGGACCAGGGGCCGGTCGGGTAGGGGCGGGACCAGCCCGCCGTGTGGCGCGCGTGGCGGGGCAGGGTGGAGTGGTTCATGGATGTGCTCCCGTTGCGGGGTGGGGACCGGGCCGTGCGCGCGGTCAGTACAAGTAGCCGTGCAGGCGCAGCAGCCGCAGGGCGTGCGCACGGTCATCGGCGATGCGGAAGATCTCTTCCGGCATGAGGCGGGGCGTACGGGACACGCTGAGTCGCTGCCCCGGGGCCTTGTGGAACTCGCCCAGGCGTCGGCCCGCAAGTCCGCGTTGGGTGATGCCCTCGGCGGTGGTCTGGAGCGTGCGCCCGTACACGGTCGCCGAGGTCATGCCGCGGCGGGCGTTGACGACCTGCGCGAGGTCGGCGCCCTCGGCGATCGCCTTCGTGCCGGCCTCGCCGAAGGTGCGCCGCCGCTGCTCCTGGCTCATCTCGTCGAACGCGCGCCGCGGGTCCTGCGGAGTGGGCCGGTGCTCGCGGGTGACGGGCTCCATGCCGCAGTGGCAGCGCGGGTGCCGCGCGAACGCCGTGGACACGCCGTACTCGCGGCCCGCGAGGATCAGGCAGCGCGAGCACGCCCCGCCCTCGACGACGCGGATGTAGGAGGTGACAGCCGGGCGGCTGATCATCGCCACCGAGTCGGCGGCACGCCCGGTGTCGGCGACGGCGGTGCGCACGATGACGTCCAGGAGCAGCTGCCCGCGCGCCATCGCCTGGACGATCGGGGCGCCCGCGGTCACCAGGCGCAGTGCCGACCACACCGGCGCCATCAGCACTCCGCCCAGGGGCCTGCCGGTGCCGTCGACACCGACCAGCGACGCCGGGTCGAGGCGGTCGCTCTGTGCCCGGCCGGGGTCGTTGCCGAGGAGCTGCTCCAGCCACGGGTCCGACGCCTTGGCCGCGGTGAGCTGGCTCGCGGCGACGACGGTGAGGACGCCGGCGAGGAGCCCGGTCCACGACGACATCAGGCTGTCGCTGTCGGCCTGTAGCCAGATCCGGCGCGCGGCCCGCGATGCCGCTGCCGCCAGTCTCAGGCGGGCCTCGGTGTGCCGGTCGGCGGACGGGCTCGGGCTCATGCCGCCTCGACCTCCTCGGCCGGCACGACGTCCTCGGCCCGGCCGTCGTCTGCGGCGCCGCCGTCGGGGCCGGGGCCGGGGCCGCCCATCATGCGGGCGACCTCGGCCACCGGGTCCATCGCGGCCTCCTGTTCCCGCAGCCTGGTCACCTCGGCGACCTCCGTGGGAGTGAGGCCGTAGCGCAGGGCCAGCCACTGGAACGGGAACCCGAGCTGTTTCAGTTTCAGCAGCGAGTCCGCCATCTGTGCCTGCGAACGCGACTCGGTGTCGGCCCACAGCACCCGCCCCGAGCGCAGCGCCTCTGCCTTCTTCTCGTCGCCCTGGGCCAGGGCGATCAGCCGGGCCACCTCGCGCAGGCCCTGCCCGTACCACAGGGTCTTCTCGTCGCAGCGCTTGACCAGACCGGTCTCGGCCGCGAGGAGCGCGCCCTCGGCGAGGTTGGCCATCTTCCCGATCAGGTAGTGCTGCGGGGTGCGTGTCTGCGCGGCCAGGTGCCCGACGGCGACTTCGAGGATGCCCGTGTACATGGCGAGGTTGGCGGCCGGCCAGGAGTCGATCCGGGCGTCCTTGCCGGTGATCCATGCGACCCGGTCGACCATGAACTTGTCGAGGTCGACGGGCTGTTTCCCGATGATCTCGCCCGCGCTGTTCAGCTTCGGGATCGTCGGCCGCTCCGCGCCCATGACGACGCGCTGCGGGAACGACGCGGCGTCGGAGGCGGTGAACAGCTGTGCCCACACCAGGTTGATCGCGTCCTGCATGGCGATGACGCCGGCGACGTCGCTGATGGGGTCTTCGACGAGCATCGGCTTGTTCGGTAGCTCCACCATCGGCACCACGCCCATGGGGTTGGGCTGCGGGTTGGGCTCGCCGAGTTCGTCGGGGTCGCGGGGTTCCCACGTACGGCGGCGGCGCTGCTCGCCCTCGGGCAGCCACAGCCGCATCGCCTCGTCGACGTCGGCCATCTGCGGGGACTTGTCCTGCTGCTGCAAGGGCCGCTCGAACTTCCACAGCTCGTGCGGGAGGTAGAGGGTGGCGTAGTCCCGGTTGCCGTCCTGCCACCGCTTCAGCGCGGCCCGCCGCAGCCGGCGCGAGCCGGGCTGGTAGGCCACGATCGACTGGGAGGCGTCCTCGAACGTCACGCACGGCATGTCCGGGTCGTCGGGGTCGCCCCACACCAGGACGAAGCAGCGGGCCCCGGTGACCGCGCCGAGGAACCCCAGCTGACTGTCGGCGTCCAGGCCGTTGATCTGCCAGACCCGCCACAGGTCCGCGTCAGCCGACGTCTCACCGTCGGCGAGGAACCCGGTCACCGTCAGCCGTTCCACCGGGGAGTCGGCGACCACCTGGGTCCAGTTGTCGCTGAAGTCCTTGTAGCGGTCGCCGTGGAACTTCGCGAACTCCGGGCTGGCGAACTTCAGCGGGTGATCGCCCCGGTAGTACGCGTTGTACCGGTCGATCGGGCCGCGCCGCCGGGTCAGCTCGTTCTCCAGCAGCGCCACCAGTTGCAGCGCCTGCGCCTCCGTCGCCACCGGCTCACCCCCCTCATCTCAGGTGCCGTAGTAGAAGGACTCCTCGGGCTCGGCCAGGCCCGCGGCGATCACGTCGCCGAGCGCCTCGTGCGCGAGGATCGATGTCACGGCCGCGTCGATCTTCTGCGCGGGGCTGGCCTTCCTCAGCACGTACCGTTCGGCCGGGCGCGCGGCTGCGCGCGTGTGCCCGATGTGCTCGTAGGTGATCTCGCACCCGTCGTGTGTGAACGCAGCGCCCTCGCTGTTGCGCTTGAGGACGTCGGTCTTGAGCCGCTCGGCGGCGGCGTGCATCGCGATGATCCGCCGGGTGTGCCAGCGGATCACGCGTTCCTCGCCGTACTTGTCGACCCACTCGTCCATCTCGGTCTCCCAGTACGGCGGGTCCCCGTACATGCGGACCACGTCGTAGCGGCGGAAGACCTGATCGACGGCCGCGCGTACCTCGGCGCGCGGCACCTGCCCGTCGTAGTCGGCGGGGTTCCACACGGTCGGCTGGTCGTTCGGCCCGTACAGCGGCGTGAACTGGTAGCCGTCCATGGTCTCGCCGCGCAGCGCGGTCCAGTCGTCGACATCGGAACCGTCGAACCCCAGGACGATGCGCGTGCCGGGCGGGACGCGCCGTTTCCTCGTCTTGGCCGCCCACTTCGCGACGTCCAGCCATGAGTCGCTGCCGGCGACGCACCGGTTGCCGTAGAACCGCTCGGCCTGCGCCGGGTCGTTCTCCATGATCTCGGCGCACTCGGCCTCGATGGCGTCGAGGTCGACGTGCGTGCTGCCGGCGTACACGTGCCGGAAGATCCTCCGGCGCTGCCGCTTGTCCTTGAAGCTGAGCGACTTCGGGGCCTGCGGGTGGTACTTGAAGATGTCCCGCCGCTTCGACTCGTGCGTGGTCTGCGCGACGGACTTCTCCCCGGGGTCCCACGCGTTGGTCGTCTCCATCGAGCGCCCGCCCATGCCGGCCACTCCGCGACGCTGGGTCTCGGCGACCCTGCGCAGCTTGTTCTGCGTGGTGTACAGGCCGGTCTCGTCCTGCATCGCGAAGACGATCGGGTTGCCCAGCCGAGACATCGCCGACGACGTCACCGTGTCGATCAGGCCGTCCTCGCCGATGCGGGTGAACTCCTCGCCCACCCGCATCCGTTCGGCCAGCGGGCCCTTCTTCACCATCGCCTGCAACGGCCGGTAGACGTTGGCGACCTGGTCCTCCGAGGTGGCCGTCAACTGGATGAGCGGCGTCGGCCACGGCGTTCCCATCGGCTCACCGGCCTCGTACCGGTACCACCAGCCGCAGCCGCAGCCGTGCTCCGCGCACACGAACCGCTCACCGCCGCGCGCCCAGCCGTCGAAGACGACGGGCCCGACACCCTCGGCGAGGACGATCGACGCCGACCACGGCCCCTTGCCGGTCTTCTGCGGGGCCACCACCTGAGAGCGCCGGTAGTGGAACGCCGGCGCCAGCTGCCCCACACGCGCGTCGGGGCGCACGCGGTAGTGGTTGACCGTGCACCACAGCTGCCACGGGTACAGCTCCAGGTCCTCACCCGCGCGGAACCCGTCGGGGACCGGGCAATGTGCCTCGATCCAGTCGGGGACGACCCAGAGGGTGGGGAAGTCGACGACGAACTCGGCGGCCGGCCGCTCACGCCCCGGGGCCACGGAACGGCACAACCTTCATGCGGTCGCGCGCGGTCCTGCGGCGCGGCGCCGGCGGCTCTGCTTCCTCGCGGGGCGGCGCCTCAGCTGCGGCCGGCGCCGCGCCGGGGGCGATCTTCCACCGGTTGCGTAGCATGCCCTGCACCGACAGGCCGAGGCTGTCGAGGTACTGCCGGGCCAGCTTGCGCACGTCAACCTTGGCGCCGGTCTGCTCGGCCTCGGCCAGGCAGCGCACGAACAGTGCCACCTCCAGGTGCTGGCCGAGTTCCTCCCACATCACCGCCTGGGGCCGCTCCCACAGCTCGTCCCACAGCTCCAGCTCACGCTCCGCGGGCTCGGTCAGCGGCCACTCGGGCGGCTCACCCTCGCGCCCTTCGGCGGGCAGCAGGGTCCAGCCGGCCTTGTCCGAGGGTCGGTTGCGGCGCAGCGCCATCGGATCGGGCGCCGGTCCGGAGACAACACGGGCTCCTCCACGGGCCATGGCAGATCCCTCCTCCGAGCCGCGTTGCGCGGACACCACCGCTGTCACCTTGCGTGACTGCGGCGGACCTTTGAACCTGACAGACCTTCCAGCGCCCTCCCCCGCGCTGTTCCACCCCCGGCCGACCGGGGGTCACCCCCCTGGGTCGGTGACCGTCGGTGACGTCAGGTCCCCCACGTCTCGGCCGCGGTCTTGCGGGAGTGATGGCGCTTGCTCATGGCCTGCCAGTTGGCCGGGTCGAAGCCTCTGGGGCCGAGCGGTCCGAGGCCGTCGATGTGGTCGACCTCGGTCGCCAGGTCCCGTTGCAGCATGGGGAGCACCGAGCACTCCTCGCACTCGCACCAGGGATGATCACGCAGGTACTCGGCGCTGGCCTTGCGCCAGGCCGAGTTGTAGCCGCGCGTGTTCGGGGAGGGCCTGGCCGCCCTGGCCTCGGAGAGGCAGGAGGCGCACTTGCCACCCCGTGTGAGGTTCGGACACCCGGGAGTAGGACAGACCTGTAGAGCCTTACGCGTACTCATGGAAGCGTATTCCCGCCATGCTCATCCCCCTCAGACGCTGTCGCGTACATGCAGCAGGCGCGCGCTATGAACCCCGTAGCCAGTGAGCTACGGGGCCGCGGGTGAATCGGGGCGGCGAGGTCAGAAGGTGGGGCAGAGGTGTGTGTGCACGGCGTCCAGCACCTTCGTGCCGGTCTGCGGGGTGGCAATGTCCGGCAGGCGTGTGGTGATGGTGAACCGTTCCAGCGTCTGTTGGATCAGCTTGTCCCGGTCGGAGGGGGTGTTCTTGATGGAGGAACACTGGTTGCGCCCTCGGTCGACGGTCTGATCGTCCTTGCCCTTCTTGGCGATGCGGGGATCGATCGCGTTGAGGGCGTCGAGGTACGCCTTGCGGGTGGCGATGTCGGGCTCGGGCGGGAGGCCAGCGGCTGCGGCGATGCTGGCGCGCTGCTCGTCAGTGAGCGCCGGCGTGCTCGGCGAGGAGGACGGGGCGGCGCTGTTCTTCTTCTTGTCGTCGCCGTCGTCCGCAGACGAGGCGATGATCCCGACCACGACGAGGAACGCCAGGACGCCGAGGCAGCCGAACCCAGCCACCTTCCCGTTCTTCCTGTTGGGTCTCGACGGTGGCGACGGCGGGGGCGGGGGCGCGCTCCAACCGGGCTGCTGCGTTCCCCAGCCCGGTTGGGGCTGGTGCTGGTAGGGCTGCTGGCTCACGGGGTCCCCCCAGGGCTCGTGTGGCTGAGGGTTCATCATGCGTGTCCCGTTCAGTGTGTGGTGACGCTGTGACGGGGCTGTGACGAGGTGGTGACGGTGGGGCCCGCCGCCGGGGGCACTACCGTGTGCGGCGCTGAGCACGGGACGCCGTACGGTTCCCTGGGGCGGCGGGCGGTCAGGGGGTGGTGGGGATGCCGACGAGGCGCAGGGCGCGGGCGCGGGTCGCCTGTTCGGCGCGGGCGAGGTCGGGGAGGGCGTAGAGGGGGCGGCCCTGGGGGTCGAGGCCGCAGGGGGTGAGGTGCCGGCGGCGGGCCCACTGGCGGATGGTGGCGGGGGTGACCTCGGCGGCGCCGGCGGAGACGAGCCGGCGCCATGCGGTGGCCTGTTCGGCGGCCTGGGCGGTGCTGTAGCGCAGGGAGGTGCTGATCGGTGGCCACCTCCCTGCGTGCGGAAACGGGAACGGCCCCCGTGGTGGGGGCCGTTGCGTCGGCGCCGGGTGGTGTCCGGTGCGCTGGAGGCCGGGTGGGCACACGTGTGCCGTTGGCACGAGTGTGACGCTAAGTGGCGATCTTGTCCAGCGCGAACGGGACGGCGGTCAGTATTCGATCGTGGAGCTGGGGTGCCAGTCGGGCCGGGGCGGGGTGTCGTCGAGGGGCGGGACGGCGGAGTACCAGCCGCCGGAGCGCAGGTGTGCGAGGGCGGTTTCGGGGCTGGTGCCCTCGCCTTTGCCTGCTCGCCGTCCGTCGTCGGCGGTGGCGGTGGCGGTGTAAAGGGCCGGGAGGCGGTCGCAGGTGATGGCGATACGGCCGCCCTCGTACATGACGGTGTCGAGGTCCGGGTGCTCGGTGTAGGAGGGGGGAAGCCAGTCGGGCCGGGGCGGGGGGCCGTCGAAGGGCCGGGCGGCGGAGTACCCGCCGCCTGCGCGCAGTTGCGCGAGGGCGGCCTCGGGGCTGTTGCCCTCGCCCTCGCCTGCTAGTCGTCCGTGGTCGTCGGCGATGGCGGTGGCGGTGTAGCGGGCCGGGAGGGGGTCGTAGGTGATGGTGATCTGGCCGCCCTCGCGCAGGACGGTTTCGAGGTCGAGGTGCTCGGTCACGGGGGTTCCTTCCGGGGTGGGGCGGGGCGAGTACGACGATGGTGAGGTAGGCGCGGGTGCCGCCGTCACTGTCGCGCATGGTGCTGCCTTCTGCTGGTGGGTGTCGAGGACGGCGGTGACGTGGGTGTCGTACGCCTCGGGGGTGAGGTGGTGCCCGCAGAGGGTGCAGCGGATGAGGGCGCGGCCGTCGGTGCGGGTGAGGCCGAAGCCCTGGCAGTCGGGGCAGGGGGCGACCATGTGGTGGGTGTGGGGGACTTCGTGGGTGAGGTCGCGGATGCGGTGGACGAGGTCGCCGAGCTGGCGGTGGAGGTCGGCTATCCAGGGGTGGCCGGCGGCGTAGGGGAGGTAGGTGGTGATCCAGGACGCCCAGCCGGTGAGGGTGTGGTCGGGGATGCGGGTCCGGTGGTCGCGTGGGGGGAGCGGCTGGGCGTCGCGGGTGACGTGCGCGGTGCCGTGCCGGTCGCGGTGGACGGTCGGGTAGGTGGAGGCGAAGTAGTGGGCCCAGCCGGTGACGAGGGCGCGGATGGGGACGGTGTGGTCGGTGTCGTCCTCGGGGGCGCCGACGGGGACGGCGTGGCCGGGGGCGAGGAGGACCAGGACGCGGAGGTCGACCGGTACCGGTGAGTGCGCGCGGCCGGTGCCGCCGATCCGTCCCTGGACGGGGGCGGCGCCCGGGGCGAGGAACTCGTCGGCCAGGAGCGCGGCCTGGCGGGGGAGTTCGGAGAGCCAGCCGCGTATGTCGTCGAGGCAGGCCGGGCAGGCGTACGTGTCCTCGGGGGCGGGCCGGGGGCAGATGGTGCAGGTGGTGTTCATCGGGGCCGTCCGTCGGGGCGGGTAGGGGTGGGTGTCCCGCGCGCCTGCGGTTGCGCGCGCACGGTCGCAGGCGCGCGTGCGCGCGAGAGCGACGGGCGGTCAGCTTCTGCGGGCTTGCCTGTAGGCGGAGACGACGCGGCGGCGCATCTCGACGGGGATGAATGCGACGTCCTCCAGGGCGTGCTGGAGGTCGGTGGTGCGGGGGTGGGGGTGTCCGGTGGCGGTGTGGTGGTCGGTGAGGAGCTGGGCGACGAGGTGGGTGAGGGTGGCGATGCGGGGGTCGGCCCAGGGGTCGGGGGCGATCTCGGCGTATCCGGCGTGGGGCAGGTGGCCGGGCACGGTGGTGGTGGGGCCGTCGGGGTCGGCCGTCCAGCGTCCGGTGTCCGGGTCCTGGACGGCGGCGGCGAGGTCGCAGAGCCAGTACACGGCGGTGGGCTCGGCGGTGCCTCCGCCCTCGGGGGCGTCGGGGTTGGGGCGCTGGCCTGTCTTCACCCAGTGCCGTCCGTCCGGGCCGCGCCAGAAGCGGGAGGTCTCCATGGGGTTCTCCTCGGATCTCGTAGAGGTCAACTGCGGTGCTGGCGGGCGGTGTTGGGGACGGTGTGATACCCGCTGCTGAGGAGGTACAGCTCGACGTGCGCGGCCACGGAGTGGGAATCGAACGGCTGTACGGGGTCGGTGGTGATCCACCAGTCGTCCAGCGCGGCGGCGACGACCACGAGGTGGGGGACGTCGTCGATCGTGATCGGGGGCGCGGTGTCGGCGGCCGGTGTCGGGGTGCGGGTACGGCGCGCGGCGGCGCGTATGGCGGTGGCGAGGGCCAGGGCGAGGCAGACGGCGGCGCCCGCGAGGAGGACCAGGCCGATGAGCGCCAGGACGCCCGGGAGGTCGGGGTGGGCGGGGCACCAGGTGCCGGTGGGGCAGGAGTTCATTGCGGGGTCTCCGGGCCGAAGATCGAGGTGTAGAGGGTGGTGAGGTGCTGCTCGGCCTCGCGGATGCGTCGGTCGGAGAGGTGGGCTCCGGCGATGCAGGCGGGCTGGTCGCAGGTGACGCGGAGCCAGCCGTCGGGGGCGCGGCCGTGGTGGGCGGCGAAGAGGACGCGGCGGACGCTGTGGTAGCGGCCCTGTGCCCAGAGCTGGGGTTGTCCGTCGCAGCGGGGGCCGGTCCAGTGGGTGTGTCCGTCGGGCTGGTCCTGGGTGTAGCGGGCGAGGGCCTGGGCGACGGTGCCGGGGGTTCTGCCGCGGCGGCGGGTGGCGAGGCCGAGGGCGTGGCGGACCGCGACGATGGTCGAGTTCGAGGCGCGGATCCGGGCGCGGACCTGGGCGGTGGTGGCGCCCTCAAGGAGGAGGTCGGCGATGCCTGGGTGGCGGGCGATGATCGTCGTCCGCTGTTCGGCTTCGGGCCGGTCGCGCAGTGCGGGGGCGGGAGCGTATGGGATCTGGTGGGTGCGGCGGGCCTTGGTGATCGAGGTGCCGCCGACGTGGAGCCGGTTTTTGATCTCGCGGACGGTGACGCCGGCGCGGAGGAGGTCGGCGATCTCCTCGCTGCTGGCGTTGGCGGGGCGTCCGCCGGTGCGGGTGGTCATCGCTGCCACCTGACGGGGCGTACGCCGGTGCGGGTGCGGCCGGCGGTGCGGCGGCTGTTGGCGGCGCGTCGGCGGGCGGCGGGGCAGTCGGCGAGGTGGGGACGCCGCAGGACCTCGCGCTGCTCGACGTGGGGGCGGTCCTTGGTGAGCTGGCGGGTCCAGTAGGTGCCGGTGGTGTCGATACGGGTGGCCTGGTTGCCGGTGGGGTCGGCCTCGGGGTTGACGGGGATGCGTCGGCGGTTGGCGGTGGTGAGGCACCACAGGACGCGGGTGCCGCAGTCGGGGCAGTGTCCGGGGCCGGTGGGGTCCGGGGTGATGGCGGGGGCGGGGTAGGGCATCGGGAGCTCCGTTCCTGGGTCAGGTGCCGGTCGGGGTGTCGGGCGGGAGGAGGTGCTGGTGGTGGGTCCAGCGGGCGCGGAACGCCCGGAGGTCGTGGGGGCGTTCGCGGGCGACGCGTGCCCGCCAGCCGCCGGGGCCTGCCGGTGGCCCGATCTGGGTGTCGGGCGGGAGCGGCGGCGGCGCGGGGAGTGGTGCCGGGGCGGGCCGGGGCCGGGCCTGGGGGCGCCGGTCGGGCACCTTGGCGGGCTCGGGCGGGGGTGCAGGGGGTTCGTGGCGGAGGGCGCAGGTGGGGCAGTCGGCGCCGTCGGGCCAGAGCGCGCCGGTCTCACAGTCGGGGCGTTCGCAGCCGTGGCGGGTGAGGGCGGGGCCGATGAGCCATCGGGCGATCGACCGGATGCCCGGGGAGCCGTCGGGGGCGGCCGGGGTGGTGTCGGGGGTCCACATGGCGGCGTAGCGGCGCTGGAGGCGCTCGTGGAGGCGGTCGGCGGTCTGGCCGTCGGCGAGCTGCGCGAGGACGTCGCCGACGAGCCGTGACCATTCCCAGGCGGTGAGGTCGGGGAGGTGGTGGCGTACGGGGTCGAGGGCGTGGTGGACGGCGTGCCAGGCGGCGGGGGTGAGGTCGAGGCCCGCCCGGCGGCCGAACGTGTCCACGGCAAGGTCGCGTTCGCGCGCGCTGGTTGCTGTAGGTCGCCTACGGCGGATACCCAAGACGGCATCCGGGTGGTTTCTCAGGTCTGTCAGTCCAGCGTCTTCCTCAGTCGCGAGGGACCCGCCATCTGCGCTCGGTGCCGATCCGCCATCTGACGACACGTCCTCGGGGGCGTCGGGGGCGGGGTGGAGGGGGTGGTCGTGGACCTCGTACTCGTGGCGGCCGTGGGCGCCGGCGCGGCGGTCGACGGTGATCCAGCCGAGCCGCTCCAGCTCGGTCGTCATGCGACGCGCGGTCATCTCCGTGACGCCCAGGACGTCGGCGAGCTCGGCGGCCGTCACCGGCGTCCGGGTCGAGGTGGCGTACGCCAGCGCGCAGTACAGGACGAACAGCAGGTGCCGCAGCGACTTGGCGGCGGCGATGGGGACCAGGGCGAAGTGCTCGCCACGCTCCAGGGGCCGGGTGAAGCGTTCGGCGGTCTCGCCGTCTCCGGCGGCGCTGGTGTGCCGTACGACGGTCAGCTCGGCGACGCCGTCGGGACCGGGCGCGGTGAGTTCGCGGAGGTAGCGCTCGCCTGTGCGCTTGGCGTCGCCGAGGTACCCGGCGAGGGTCGCGACCGAGGCGCGGCAGCGCTCGGGGCGGGCCTGGAGCGCGGTGATCTGGGCGTGCCAGGCCACCGCCCCCGGGCTGTACCGGGCACGGTCGCCCCACACCCGTCGGGGGACCTTCACCTTCTGGGAGTGCCAGGGAGGCGGGGTGTCTGCTCGGGCAGCACGACTGGCCCCGCCACGGTGGCGGGGCTCAGGCGAGCGCGCGGGCACAGACACGGTGCGGGGTCCTTACGGGGTGGTGGTGGGGCCGGGGCAGGTCCGGGCGTGGATCTCGGCAACGTCCTTCGTGAAGGCGCGGACGTCGTCCACCCCCACGGCGCGCTTCCGGCAGCCGTGAGAGCAGGTGAAGACCGCGGTCGGCAGGCGCAGCCACACGCCCCGGTGGTGGTAGTCGCCAAGGTCGATGTGGAGGCCGGGGAGGGTCGCGGGCGGCCAGATGTCGGCCATGGCCGTCTACCGGCCGACCGGGGTGGCCGAGGCGGCCGAGCCGGTCAGCCGGGGGTGGCCGGGCGGGGTGCCGGGACCGGCCGCCGGGTGGCCGTCGTCGGCCAGCGCGAGGACGGCCGCGAGGAGCGCGGCCGAGACGATCAGCCATATCCGGTACATCAGTCCTCGCTCACATGTTCGAGTCGATGGGTGGAAGTGGTCCGGCCGCCCCTGCGGAGGGGGTGAGCGGCCGGGCGGCCGGACCGGTCTGTCAGTCCCCCGGAGGCGGGGGCGCGGGGCGTTCGGTGAGCGCTGCGGTGTAGCGGGTGACGTACAGGTCCCGCACGACGATCGGCTGGCCGGGCTCGACGCGGTGCTCGTCGAGGGCCTTGCGGTAGCCGAAACCCAGCACGACGACGGCCTGGTTGATCAGCTCGGAGGGGGTGCGGCCGGTCTGCGCGAGGGCGGCCAGGTCGCGCCGCAGGGCGGGCCACCGGCGCAGATCGATCACGATCTCGTCGTCCGGGATCCGGCGCGGCAGCGGACCGCGCGTACCGGCCCCGGCCACCGGCTCAGCCACCCCGGCCACGACGTCGGCCGGTAGCTGGTCGTCCTCGGCCACCTCGTCGGCCACCGGCTCCCCCGCCTCGGCCACCTCGTCGATCTCCTCGGCCACCGGCTGAGGCAGCGGCCGGGCCAGGAGCACCGAGGCGGCATACCGGGTGATCTCCAGGGCCTCGGCGATGCGGCGCGCACCCCACCCGTGCTCGGCGCGCAGCCGGTGCGCCTCGGCGTGCTGCGGGTCGGGGGCGCTCACTCGTGGTCCCGGACGTCGTCGCCGTAGTCCCGGACGTCCTCGGCGCCGAGGTCCCAGGCGTCCATCTGGCGCGGGTCCGGGCGCAGCCGCACCGGCACCACGACCGTGGCCGCACCGGGCGGCAGCGCCACCGTGGCCTGTCCGCCGCGAGCCACCGCGACCATCTCCGCGGAGCGCTCGCGGGTATAGGCGGGGAACTCCTCGGCCGCCGCGTCCGCCGCGCCCTCCGCCGCGTACGCGCCGGTGATGCGGACGCGGCCCGGGGTGAGGCGGACGACGGCGTACAGGGTGTCGGGCAGGGCGGGGCAGGCGTGGGGCGGGTCGGGGAGGTCGGCACCGGGGCTGTGGGCGCCCCCGTGTCCGGCCCACCGCCCGCAGGGCTCGTGCTCGGGCATCGGCCCCACCGCGCCGCACGGCGGCAGCGGGGTACCCGAGACGATCCGGGCCACCGCCGCCGCGGGTTCGCCGCGCTCCAGGTACCGGCGGACGTCCGCCAGGGTCTCCGCCAGGCCGAGGGCGGTCGGCTCGGTGCTCACGAGGCGCCCCCGGCGTGCACGATCCGGCCGTCCCGCACGATCGTCAGCGCGTGAGGCCCGGCCTCCATCCAGATCTCGACGATCGGGTCAACGACGTCCTCGACGGCGAGGTCGCCGACCAGCGCGTCCGCGTCCTCGACGCCGGCGGGCAGGGTGTGCGCGAGGAGCTGGAGGCTCATCAGGTCGGGCGTGTCCGTGGCGCCGACGATGTACGTCTCGCCGAACTCCGGAAAGTCACCGGCACCGGCGGCCGGGTAGTGGATGTGGACCAGGTCGCCGGGCCGCGCCGGGTACCAGGACGCCTCCGTGAGGCTGCGCACCCCCCGGCCCAGCGCCTCCAACTCGCCCTGGAGGTCGCGGCGGCGCTTGGCGTCCTCGGCCTGCGTGAGCGGCGAGCGCGGCCCGCACGCGGCCAGCCACTCGGGCAGGGGCGCCGAGTACCAGCGGTGCTCCGTGAAGTCGGCGAAGCCGAACCCGGTCGGCGTCCAGTCCGCCCCGCCCAGGCGGACGAACCCGAACGCGATCGACTGCCTGCCCGGGGTGACCGTCACACCGGCGCAGGCGAAGTCCCAGACACTGTCGGGCGCCTGGTAGCCGTTCTGCGTGGTGTACGCGTGGCCCGCCTGGAAGAAGTTGGAGAGGGGATTGTCGGTGCTCATGTGCAATGTCCTTGGGGTTGGTGACCGGGGGCGGGACGGACGAGGGCACGTCCCGCCCCCGGAGATGAGAAGGAGTCAGCGGCGGCGCGGGAGCGGCGCCGGGGGCTCCTGCGGGTACCGGCGCAAGGCCCGGGCGCGACGTACACGGCGGCCCCGCGCCAGGCAGAACTCGGGGTGCCACAGCGGCACCGGACGCGTCTCCGGGAGGTACGGAACCCTCGGCGGCGCCGGGTCCTGGACCGCCCGGGGCCGCGCGTCCCGGTCCCACCGGGTGTCGTCCACGCCGAGGACCAGGAGGACGGCCAGGACGACGGCCAGGACGAGGATCAGCCAGGGCATCACCGGCGCACCCCCTGCCGCTCGTCGTACGCCACCAGCGCCACGTCGAGGTAGACGGCCTGCTCCCAGCGGGCCGCGCCGTCGGGCCGCTCGCAGGCGCAGCGCAAGCCGCACAGCGCGGCGTGCAGCGCCGCGTCCGCGACCACGTCGGGGTGGGCGATCTCGTCGAGGTCGAGGACGGCGAGGTCGGTGCCGGTCCGGGCGGACCAGCCGCCCGGGTGCGACCACTCCACGGTCAGCCCCTCGGCCCGCCCGGCGTCCGGGACCAGGTCGTCGTGCCCCGGCAGCCACTCCAGCCGCGCGAACAGCAACTGCCGCGTCGAGTCGGACTCCCGGCGGACACCGGCCTCCAGGACATCGGGGACCAGGGCCAGGGCGACGAGCGCGGCGTGCACGGCGTCCGCGTAGGGCAGGTGCGGCAGCGTGGCCCGGGTGGCGGTGTCCAGCGACATCAAGCCGTGCCGGATGCTCTTCCCGACGCCCACGACCGCCGCCGGCCGCTCCACGGCGCCGCTCACCGCGCGCCCCCGCCCGGCTCCTGGTCCCGCTCGGCGAGGCGCGCGGCCACCCACCGGGCGGCGGCCCCAAGCGACCGCAGCGTGCCGCCGCCCTGGCCGTGGCCGTCGTTGCAGACGGCGAACGACATCAGCGTCCCGAACTCGCCCTTCGGGTCGGGCACGGCGAGCGCCGTCCAGATGACGGAGCCGCGCCGCCCCCGGCCCATGCCGATCTCGCCGACCACGTCCGCCTCCGTGACGGCCTTGACGCCGGGCCGGGTGACGACGAAGTCGTGCGGGTCCGGGGCGTCCGGCCCGGTGCTCCTCATCCACGGGCGGCCCGGCCACAGCAGCAGCCCCGCCGCGGTGCGCGGCTTCAGGCCGTATCCGTCCGCGACCCGCGCGGCGTGCCCCTCCGTGATGCCCTCGCGCTCGCCACGGACGACCATCGCGGACAGGCAGGACGGGCACACGACCCGCACCGTCGTACGCCGGATCTCGCCACCGTGGTCACAGACGTCGTTCACGCACTGGTGACGCCCGCCACCGTGCTCGGACCTGAACCGGTGATCGTCGGTACGCACCGAGACGTCCCACGACGGCCGCTTGCAGCCCGGAAGATGCCTCGGCGCGTCCCACCCCAGGTAGGTGCTGAGCGCGCTGCTCATCGCTGGCTCCCGTCCACCGCGTCACCGGCGGCGGGCACGACGACGTACGACGGCCGACCCCCGTCCGCCGCGTCGACGGCCGCCGCCCGGTCGGCCTCCGCCAACTCGGCGCCCGCACGGGCCAGCGCGTCGCTGACGCACTGCGGCGTGCAGTACCAGCGCGCCCCGACGTCCTCGACGCCGGCGACCTCCAGCCGCACCCACCCGAACAACGCCGGGTCGGACGCGTCGTAGTCGTCGGGCGTCCCGCAGCCGTCCGTCGCACACGCCGCGTTCACGGCCCGGACGGTCGCGCCGACCAGGTCGGCGAGCGCCGTGCGGGCGTCGCCCCGCACGATCACGTCGGCCCGGCTCCCGTACGCGGAGGTGCACCGCACCGCCGCCGCCCCGCCCTCGACGTCAACCTGCCCGGTCCACGCGAGCGTCATCGGCACCGCCCCGTACGGCGTCAGCGCGCGCTCGGCGGCCAGCATGACCTCCGCGACCGACACCAGGTGAGTCGCGGGACGGCCCTCGCACAGTCGCAGGACCGCGTCGAGCTGCCGCCGGGTCCCGGCCAGCGCCGCGAGCTGACGGCCCCGCTCGGCGATCGCCGCGTGGGCCTCGGCGTGCGCCTGCTCCGACGCGGCGTCCGCGATGTCCTGCGCGCGCTGCGGGTCGAAGAGAATGCCGGCGTCGGCCTCGGCCTGCGCGATCTCCCGCGCGGTCGCCGACCCGGCCGCCATCGCGGCGGCGATCACGCCCGTGGCCGCCCGCACCGACGACGTCGGCGGGAGGCAGCCTGGGCAGTAGAGGACCGGGTCGCCGGACGAGTACCGGCGGCCGTCCTGACACGGCCGCAACCCGTCCCCGCTGCCGCAGGTGAAGCACTCCGGCGAGCTGGGCTCGGTCGCCCGCTCCAGAAGGGGCGAGACGGTCACGTTGGCCGGCGCCGGGACGGAGGCGAGGGCCTCGCTCACCGGCACCACCCGCACGAGCGGCGGGGTCTCCGGGGGCAGGGCCCCCGGGGGGTTCTGGGATGCTGTAGTCACGGTCTCCACTCCTGTTCGGGTGTGTGGATGTGCCGAGGGGTCGTGCCTGGGTGGAGCCGGGCTCGGCCCCGATTCGGCGCTATCGGGGAGTTCGTCGGGGAGGCTTGGCGACCAGTCGCACGACCGGCGCAGTCGCACCGTGCGGCGTCGTAGTTGCGCGAGCCCGCCGAGCGGTGGGGGTGTTCTGCTGGGTGGCGACGTTCCCTGCGTTCTCCGAGTGGCTGATCAGCCACTCCACTTGAGCGCGGGTGAACTTCCATCCGCCGGCCACTTTCTGCGCCTGGATCTGGCCGGTTCGTGCCTGCTCACACAGCCAGTAGGCCGATACGCCGAGCGCTTCGGCGACCTCCTTGGCGGGGTAGAGCAGTCGAGGGAGGGTCACACCGCGCCCTTGACCGTGGCGGTGGCCTGGTCCCGCAGGTACGTCTCGACGGCCTCGACGCTGGACACGATCCGACCGTGCAAGCGCCAAGTGCGCGGGCCACGCCCCTTCGTACGCCAGGTGCGAATCGTGTTCGGGCGGACGCCGAGTCGAGTCGCGATCCCCGGCCCCTCCACGGTGTCGTGGATGTAGATCAGGCCGGGTGGGGGACTCGGTCGTGACGGCATTCTTCCTCCATCGTGATTCCCGGTTGGAGCGAATTGAGCGGATCTGGAGACGTCGGGGGCGCAAAAAGGACCAGTACGGCGACACCGAGGGCCCCCGCGATCCGATGCGCAGCCTCCATCTCGCAGGTGTCGTTGCGCCCGGTGAGCAAGTGACCGACGTGGCCGGGTCCAAGCCCGGTCGCAGCGGCAAGAGTGCGCACGGTGTACGGGACACCACGACCAGGCGTCGCCATGATCCGGCGGAGCATTTCGGGGTCTCGCAGGGTGTAGCGCACTCTCACGACATCTCTCCAGCGGCGCGGTTCGTCTATCGCTGTAGATAGTAGAGCACATGAGTGGATGGTTCGTCTACGGATCGGCGCAGAGTGTGCTTGCAACGGCTTGCCACCGGGATCGATACTGACTTTCGTAGACGACCCGTCTACGGCTGGAGATGCAGGGGGGCATCGAATGGCCACAACGGCGCGCGGTTCGCTCGCCGGCACGAGACACCGGTACACACGTCGCAGAGAGAGGCCCGATGAAGGCACAGGACCGCAGCACCAGCCCAGGCGATGAGGCGGCTGTCCCTGAGCACCTCACGCGCGACCTGGATCGAGACGACCTGTCACGCATGGTCCGCGACGCCAACGCCGCCGGCGCCTCGTTCGCGACGATGGAGAAGCGAGCCCGAGACGCCGGCTATCCGCTGAGCCGCAGCCAGTTCAACAAGTTCGCACTGAACACAGTGAAGTCCGCTCCCGACGAGGCCGAGATCATGGCAATCGCAGCCGGGATTGAGAAACCACAGCGACTGGTGACACGCGCCGCTGCGCGACAGTACCTCAATTTCGAATCCACCGAGCTGTCGGGGTTCAGCGACGAGATCCGCGTGATCGTTGCACATCTGGCCGGAATGCAACCAGAAGATCAGCGGCGCTGGCGCGCAATGATCGAGGCGGATGAACGATCTCGCCTTGAGCAACAGCACCAAGCTGAAGCAGAGTAAAGCCATTTGACAGCTGGGGGGCGCATGATCAAATTCAGACTTGGACACACAGAAGACGACGCCCCAATCGTCGTCAAGGCACATCGCGGGGGCGCCCACTTCATTCTCCATGAGGGCTTGTTCAGTGAAGAGCAAGTAGCGGCACTGAACTCCGGGGCAACGTCATGGCTCTCAGTCGTGGACGCTTGGCAGCTATGGAATGGGGAAATCATAGACCTTAGCGAGGTCGGCCCCGAACCCGAATTGAGAACAAGAGAGTCCGTACAGTAACAGCCATCTGGGGGGAACCTTATGGCGTGGTCAGAAGTACTGGTGAAAGGAATTAGGGGAAGGTATCGCGACGCATCGGGGAAAAAATGCACGGTGCTCGACGAATACGGAGACCCTATCCTTTTTCGCACCAAGACAGATGCGATCAAGGCGGCTCGCGACATTGAGTCCGACATCCGTAAGGGACGGCATCGCGACCCTAAAAGCGGTCTAGAGACCTTCGCCGATTATGTGAACCGCTGGTTTGCGGCGCTGGAACTCGCTCCATCTACGATGCAGAACTACAAAAACCACATCGAGCATCACCTCTTGCCGTACTTCGGTGAAAAGATACTCAAAGAGATCACGAAGACCGACGTGCAGATGTGGGAAGCCGCTGAGAAAGCTGCGGGCTACACCACCAGTATCAGCACCTGGCGAGGAACTCTCCACGTCATACTGGGCGACGCTGCGGACGAGGGCCTGATACCTGCGAACCCTGCGGCCAGGCGTCGGAACCGTGGACGCCGATCGGGCTCGTCGCGCAAGCGCGCACCGGAGAAGACGATCACTACTGCGCTCGGTGCGCTCCTCATCGCCGAACGCGCGAGCTTGCTGTCGGGCCGTGACGATGAGTTCGTCCTGATCGTCACGGACACGTACACCGGAAACCGGTGGGGCGAACTCGTCGGCCTGGAGGCGAAGTACGTCCGCAAGGCCACCATCCGCGTCGAGCACCAGCTGTACGAGCTGGACTCCGGCGAGTTCGTAGAAGGGCCTCCCAAGGACGACTCCTTCCGCACCCTGGACACGCCCGCCTGGCAGTCACGGATGCTGAAGCAGTTCATACGCGCGAATCCGAAGGGTGCCTGCCCGTGTCACGGCAAGGTGTACGTCTTCTCTGGCTACGGAGCGGCCAAGGGCAAGGGCAAGCCCGGAGTGACGCTCAAGGAGGTGGCAACCCGAGCTGGCGTGTCGACGGGCACGGTGTCCAACGTCCTCAACCGCCCCGAGTGGGTCGCGCAGGCCACCCGTGAGCGCGTGCTGACAGCCATCACGGACCTGGACTACGCACGCAACGTCCCGTCCTCGGAACACGCGCCTCACTACCGGCGCAGTGGGTTTGCCCAGTGGCTCTTCCAGCCAGCGGCCACAGGCTGGTATCCGGAGAAGGCGCCGGCCCCCCGCCATCTGGTGCCCGTGCTGGCCGATCCATGGCCTGGAGTACCCGCCCGGGGTCGCGGAGCCGCCAACCGAGCAGACGCGTGCTGGACCCCTGTCGCCCCAGGCTTGACACCGCACGGCGTACGCCATCTCAGCAAGGCGATCATGGAAGACCTCGGAACTCCCACGAAGCTCATGGATGAACGCATGGGACACTTCGACGGCTCCGTCCAAGCCCGGTACTCGCACGTGACGACTGCAATGCGGGAGCGGCTCATGGAGGGGTTCACCGAGGTGTGGGAAGCCGCCCTGGACGCCCGCTTGGCCATGAACCCGAGGTCGCCGGTCAAGATCCTGGACCGGCTGCTCCTGGAGCGCGCCGCCAGCGTCACGGTCCTGCCCCAGCCCGTCGCGATCGGAGCGTGATCATGGAAATGCCCCAGATCTGCCCCAGATCAGCGCCCCAGATCTCGAACTATCTGTCGGAGAGTGCCTATGACCTGCACACCAGGAACCGAAGGCACCCAATCCCTTATGGGGGATTACCTCCTTCGGGACGAAGAGGTCGTGGGTTCAAATCCCGCCACCCCGACAG